ATTATACATACCTACAGATGTAATGTATGTCTGTGGGTTATTGATTAATGTTGAATATAATAAATTACCATTAGCATCTATAATAGATGGATTAGTAGTATAATTATATTCACTGTTTTTAATTCTAGTAAAGAAATAACGTGATGATACTGTTTCTTCTGATTTTAGTTGAAATGATGATCCACTAAGTATTGAATTATATAACTTAACATGGTTATTTTGAGCAGAAGCTGTAGCAGTAGTTAACGGAGCAAAATAATTTCTTAAATCAACAGTCGCTGAAGATGAAGCATTTAATATTATAATATCTAAATCAGGAAATATCATTCCATAATATGAAGCAGAAGCTGCTGCTGTATAAGCGTTACCATTACTTCCACTAATAACATAAAATACTCTATTTTCTCCAATATAACGAGTTAAACTTGTAGTACCACTATCATCAGTCAATCTAATAGTATTAGATCCACTACCTAATGTTAAATTAAAAGATCCAGGATATAATGATTCTTTATAACGAGAACGAGCTACATTAATTACAAATATATCATTTGATGTTGTAGTACCATTAAAGCTAAAGTTTGTTGTTTCAGTACCATAAACTAAGTTACGATATTGACCATATACAACACGAGAGGGAGTAAGACCAGGAACATTAGTATTAATTAATAATGAACCTGAACCTTGTAAATTACCATATTGAATACTAAATTGAACAGAATTAGCAGATGAAGCTGGATCTCCATTATATACATCTAAATAATATTCAGTGTATGAGCTGGCAGTTTGGAAAGTAGATAGCTGATTACTATCTGAGCTCCAAGCACCGCGTACTACGGATTCTGCACTAATTACTGAGTCTTCTGTATTATATCTTGAAAATGACATATTTTAATTAAGTTAAGTTGTTGATACTTTTATAATGTTAAGAGGAATAGTCACCCTAGCGCCACTATCTCTACCAATAACAGTAATAGTAGTAGATAATTGAGTTAAACTAGTACCAAACAATGTATTGATTGTTGTACCAGTCAAAGTAAATGAAGTACCTAATTGAGTTACAGACAATACAGTTCCTGTAGTTGTATTTAAATTATCTACAGGAGTAGTTGTAGTAATACCAGTTCCAGTAAATGTAGATACTAAACGAGAATCAGCAATTGTAGCTGTGTATCCATTTGCTTCGAATGTACTTGTAGCCCCAAGATAATTAAGTGTTTGTGGTGTAATAGTTAATGAAGCCCCTTGACGTAATGAAATTGTAGTATAACCGAGATTAATAACAGGTAACTTAGAAGTACCACGAGGTAAAGTTACTAATTTATATCTCATTATTTGAGACTCATCAGGAATAGCTTCTAATACGGGCGTGTTCTCAATAGCTTGACCATAAAATGCTGAGCCTGAAGGATGAGTTGGGTTATATAATGTATAATCGATTTCATCATCAGCTAAAGCAAATTGAGTAATTTGGAAAGAACCATCATTACGAGCTAATAGTTCACGACCTTTTTTTGTTAATATTGCATCTACAGTAACTGTTGCTGGATTTAGAATTGCCATGGTTTTTATATTGTATCTATTATAAATATATTGATTTTAAAAAATTATAATAGTTGTTCATTAATTAATCTTTGTTTTACTTCACGGGTTATAGTATCTATATTATTAAGAAAATCAGGGGATATATTAGAAGGAATAACAAATCCATAAGAAGTACCTCCATCACGTTTTTTAAAGGTCACATAAGCATTTGTTTCATCTTCTTTTCTACTTAATATTAAAAATCTTTGATATGATCCTGATTGGAAATTAGAAATTTGAGTAGTAGACATAAGAGTATCTAATGTTACTTGTAAAAAGCTACTTGACATTGCTACCTTTAATACTCGTGACTCAACATAAGTTCCATCAGAAAGATAGGTCAATATAATATCAAAAGGTTTAATAGCAAAAGAATAATCAACATCTTTATAAGTAGGATATAAACTATTTGATGCTAAAACTCCAAGAGAGCCTGTATAGATAGGATTAGGGATAAAAGTATAGTTTTTATTATGAAAATTACTTAATTCACTACTAAACGTTAATATACTTTTATTATTAGCCGCTACAGATGCTGATATTGAGGATGAACTAAAGTAAGGACAAGAAGCATTAGTGTATCCTATTTGGGTTGCTAATGAACTTACTGTGAAACTTCCTTCAGTTATAGAAGCAGTATAGTTAGTAGTTGATGTTGATTCTAAAACTAATTTAGGAATAATATAATCGTTTTTTGCTAATTCTAAAATATTAGGAAGATCTATATTAAAATTATAAGATGCTCTACCGCTAGGGTCTAATGTAAAATTAGGTATATCATATAGTATATATGATGATTCTCCTGTAGTACCTCCCCAAACATCTGCAAATCCGGTTCCGCATGATTCATTACATTCTGGAAAGGGATATAAAGAAATAGATGAAGCTTTTGAGTAAAGTGTTGTATAATCAGAAACATTACAACCTGTTTTAACTTTATAAAGGTTATAAGAATATATATTATCTCCAATATTAAAATTAGTACCAGCAATAGCAAATGTAAGTGTACCTAATAATATTCCATTTATATTTAAATCTGATGTTGTTTCTCTACAAGGGTATCTTGTATAATATGGAGATTGTTCAACAGGATTAAATGTTGTTGCTAAGTTAAGATTAGCAGTTTGTTTAAATAATTCAGTATTATTTTTATAAATAGAAAAACTCCAAACACTTTGGCCACCTAAAGGCATATATAAATCTAACGTAAAATTACCATTAGCTTTATGGTTTCCTGATTCTTGAACTGAATATGAGGGAAATAATTGATTTGAGATGGAGCCTGTAGTGTAATAAGTAGATCCTTCTAATACTGTATTAAATATATTGTATACATTTCCATTTGGAGGAGTTCCTACTACTGGGTAATTATTAGTATTGTATCCATTTATTGTTTTAGGCGAAAGACCATTTATGGCTTGTAAAGGATATGCTTTTAATTCATCTGCACTTTCAAAATATATTTTTGGGTCTTTATCACAAGAACTAAAATAAAGTATTGGATAATAAGCATATCCACTATCAAAAATAGGTTTAGTCCCATTTGTTGTCTTTTGATTATTTTGAACATTAAATAATGAAACATCTAGTGTATCTCCTGCTATAAATGTTCTTTGTAATTCATGCCAATTTTTATTACGCTCATTAAGTTCTGTTAATCCACCTTCTCCATCTACAAGATATTTTAATACAACATTATTACGTTTTGGTAAATATATATTTTCTTTTATCTCAGTAAATAATCCTATTTTATTTGTATTTTTATCTATAACAGCAGTTTTACCAAAAGATATATCTCCATTTTGAATAGTTATTCCATTTGAACCAGTATATGATTCACTAGTGTATGTATTATATTTTAGACTAGTTAATTTAACACCTTCATAACGAGATGTTTGATATGATTTTAAACTTAAATATGAATCTTGTAATTCGGCATTATAACTAGATGAATATCCTGCTAAACTTAAAGGACTATTCATCACATAAATAGGTTCTATTTTTTTACGAATCAATGATTCTCTACTTTGAGATACATTATTAAATAATATATTAAAATCAGAAAAACCAAACTTATACAAATCTATACTTTCACTTGGATGTCCATTATTCCAATTAGTAAAATTATATAAATAAGGATTTACATTTCCATTTTCAAAATAAGAATATACATTAATATTACTGCCTGTAATATTTCCATCATAATAAGCTGCTTTGTCTCCAGATAATCCTGTATATAGATTAGTATATTCACTTTCTATAGTAGGACCTTCTATTGTTCCATCTTTAGAATCTACTTTAGAAGTATTTGATAGATTAGCATAAGACCATTTATTTCTTTCTAGTACAGGAGAACTAATAGTAATACCCGTTGAAAGATTTGCTCTTGCAGGAACAAAATCTTTTAACATTTTAAATAAAGCATTATCGAAAAACTGAATTAAACGAGTAAATCCAGCATAATCCATATATGATGCTGTAAAATTATAATAAGTATTTCTTTGAGTATTTAAATCAGAGTATGAACTACTATATAAATAACCAGGATCTCCTATATAATCATCTAATCTCCATGTTGGATTAGCAGCTGCTATAGAAGCAGAAGCATAAATATCAATCTGTGTTTCAGGTGAAAATGAAATATCTACATAATGTAAATCATTTGTTCTAAATAAAGATGAACTTATTGTCTGTACGCTAATATAAGGAGATAATACACTACCTGTTACTATAGAACTAGAAACAATTCGTATTTTATCGTTATTATACTCATCTAGCATACTTCCTTTTAAGTCACCTCCATATTCTTTTACATTTAATATACTACTTGTAATACCAGATCCTGTATTTGAAGTAACATAATAATAAGAAGCACTTCCATTAGCATCATAGCTAGTTGAGTATGGTAAATTAGGAATACCAAAAGTAGATATTAAGGTTTGTAATCCATAAGCTGTACCTTTAGTTTTTAAGAGTAAAGGTAAATTATGATAAATTCGTTTATATGATTCAGCAAGTAAGTCTTTGCGTGGAATATTATTTAAATAAGAACCTGTAGGGGTAAAGTTATTATCAAAAGTACTACTACCTGTGTTATTACCTATTAAAAATTTAAAGTCATTACTATCACCATACTTATTATATAATTTAACTCCTAAAGATTGTAAAACATAATATACTAAGTCTTTAGAAACACCTTGCTCTAAATTATTATTTGCTAAATTAATATCAGTAACTGATTGTAAAAATATCCATATATTATCAAAATAATGACCTACCATATTAAGAAAAGCGATATAGGGATCATTATTAGTGTCATCTTTTAAAAAAGTAGGTAATGTATTAACTATATAATTTTGATTATATTCATCCCATTCTGCAGCGCTATCTGTAGTGTAACTTAACCAAACTGAAGCTGATGTAGATCCAGTAGAGTATAAAATATAAGGTAAATTAGAGCCTGATTTAGGATATGGAGTCACACCATAATCAACAGAAGATGTTAAAGATCCACTTTCAAAATATAAATAATATTCAAACCCATCAAAGTTAGCTATTATATTATTAACACTAGCTGTAGCTAAATTTAAATCATTTTTTAAATTAGGTCTACTAGAAGTTAACGCTGTATATGCAGCTATATTAGTTTTATAATCTTCAATTTCTTTTACTTTATTATAAAAGTTTAGTACACGTTGCTCAGCAGAGCCAAAGAAAGAAAAATTAGCAAAATTACTATAATCTATGTTTATATCAATACTTTGTGAAGTTATTAAACTTAAAAGTTGTTGATATGAAGCACTAGTATTTGTAATTAAATTATTATAATTTTGATAAGCAGTAGAAACATTATTTTGATTAGGAATTGGTATATTAAAATTAGGACCTCTTAATTGAGGGCCTGGAGTTGGTATTATTAATTTATCAAGATTAATGTTGAAAGAATAAGGGTTAATTTTTTCTTTAACAATCCATAATGTTGCTTTTTCTTGGATAGTAATATCTAGTGGTTGGTATAACTTAAGAAAGATTTCATAACCAGATTCAATCTTATTTAAAGCAACATTTACTATTACTGTCTGTTGATTATTTCCAAAATTAGCTAAATAATCAACAAAATAAGATGAACCTGTATATTCATTTATAATATTTAAAGTTACATCTTCAATTTGTTCATTAGTTAAAACAGTAGATCCTAATCTTAATTCTGTTCTATCTGCCGATATTTCTTTAATAAATAATCCTGTTTCTTGAGCATCAGAAACTTTATTATTAAAAAAATTATATTGTACTATAAATTCTCCCGATGAATATCCTAAATTTTGAAGATCTTTTACAGGATCAATTTCAATTATAGGTAAAGAGCCACTAACTGGGTCTATGTATGATATTGTTGGAAGTTTAAAATCTTTATACGAATAATTAGTATTTAAAAGATTATTTCCAGCATCATATACAAAATATTCAATATAATCATTTTGTTGACCAAAATCTTCTTTTAATAATTCAGGAAAAAGTAAATTGAGATCTTCATCAGAATAACGAGATATCTGTTGTGTTTCTAAAATTTCACCTACTATTTTAATATTATCCGCCATTATAATCTTGTTGTTCTAGATAAATCATTTATGATTGTTTGTGAATCAAGTAACTGTTGTCTTAAAGCTGTAATTTCATCTAATAGAGCTTGAACATCATCTTGATTAATATTAACTCCTAAATAATCTGCTTCACGTTGTAAAATATATTGATGTGAATTAGTTTCTCCTTCTCTTGATATTTGATAAAATAATTGATCATACAGTTCAAAAAAATCATCAATAGTGAATGAAGGAGTTTCTTCTTCTTCTCCTTGAAGTAGCAATTGACTAAATTGAGTATCAATTACTCTAGTATATGTACTTTTATTAAATACAGTTTTTTGTACTGGTATTTGAGACATTATCTTATAACTTTAAAAATATAATTATTATCCGATACTACTACTTCATTGTCAGATAGAACTGTTTTTATAAGTATTTTATAATAACGTTCAGGTTCTAATCCATTCATGTAAACATCAAAATAATTACCTCCACTGTCACAACTTAATTTAGTATATGACGTGTCATAATCTACGACAATTTCTTCAGTATCCAAATCTTTTATTGACCAATATGAAGAAGTAGGTAATGCTTTTGAATTAGCAAAACTTAATGTTGATCTAAAAGCCACAGAAGGATATAAATCTCTAACTTTAACTCTAAAACGCTGTACAGAATCTTGTTGATATTCTCCTTTATTATTATTTAGTACTAAATTAAAATAACTTGATGTAATTACTGTTAAAGATCCTGTAGAATATACTGAATCGTTCCATCTAATTTCAAGACAAGGAGGATAAATAGTGTGAGTCTCAGCTGAAAAGTATTTTAATTCAAAATTAGAAGATGTAGTAAATTCTAAAGAGGAAGAATGCTTTAGTATAAACCCATAATTAGAAATAGAACTACTATACCATGCTTTTACAGTATTTGTAGTTTTTAATTCTATATCTTTAGAAGATATATTAGTGAAAGATTGAGTTGATTGATATAATGAACTTGTTAACCATGTTCCACCACCGTAATTAGTTCCACTATATGAACCAGTAGTGCCACTAGTAAAAGAATTAGTAATCCAAGCACCACTACCTGATTCTAAAGTATAAGCCCAACTTACTCCATCTGTAGTTTGAGGTACATTTCCTAATCTTCCTGTTCCTTGATTCCAATTTGATGAGAGAGGATGAGCGAATAATGTATAATTTAAAGGAATTTCAGAAGCATTTGCTAAATATAATTTTAAATAAACATCAAAAGTACTTCCTGATACTTTATTAGTAATAATATCTGTTATTTGATCTGATGGAAATTTAAGTAAAGCTCGGGATACTTCACCAGTACCTGTTAATGAATAATATGTACTAATTTCTAATATTTCATCTAATCCTGTGTTTAGACTAGGATAATAAGAATATAAAGTAGCAGTTTTTTCAGGAAATATTTTATAAATAGCCATATACAATAATTACTACACATAAATATAATAATATGTAGTTTTTAAACAGTAACAACTCTGCCTTGAATATCTGTATTAGGATATCTTACTTCAAAAATAGCAGGATCCATTGAAGGATAAACATTATTGTTTTTAGTAGCTCCTGCTATATCATAACCATATTGTGAATAAGTAGTTCCTGTATTATCTTGTTTGTTTGTAATTTCTAATTTAATTATTGATTGTACTCCTCTTACTTGTAATAATTTAGATGTTATTTCTGATAATACTATTGGTTGATTAATTTGCCATTTATCAATATTAAAATGATCTTGCAAAGTAGTTATGCATGATGTTAATACTTCTTTATTTGAATATCCACTCAGAATTGTAATATCAAAATTAATTCCTATATTAATATAATAAGCATCTCTAATATTAATAGCATCTGTTATTGATCTATATTGATTAAGATAAGTTATTAAATTTTCTTTTAATGTTGTAGAAGCTACTGTAATTTGTTTACTACTATTATAAGATAAAACATATAAATCTAAAGCTAATGGATTATTTTGTTGAGTAAGAGCTACAGTTTGTTGAGAATTTCTATTAAAATCTTGTGATATATATACTTTAGATATAACACCATAATCAGCAGGCATAGCTAAAGCTCTTACTATATAATCATCTTTAGTTATAGCTCTTAATTGAGTAGAATATGAATATAAAGCATTTTGTCTTATTTCATCAATAGTATCACCATTTCTTCCTCCAGTTGATGGAATTGGATTGTTTGGAACTACACTATTTAATACAGTAGTAGCTAAACCACCTCCAGGATTACCATTTTTAAAATAAACACCGGAGGTATCTATGATAGTTAAATCATTTACAGGAACATTTGATGTTATTCCACCTCCAACTAAGTATTTTATAGTTAAATTACCAGCAGGTGCTAACCCGTATTCTTGAGTGAAAAATACAGATGCTTCATTATAATTATTAGTTAATAATGATATCCCAGGTACTAAACCTAATTGAATATTATCTGGAGTTGGGATAATTTGAGAATCAGTTTTATTAGTAGATAAGCCAGCTCCAAATTCTAATTGTAATGTATTATCAGACAATATTCTAGATACAAAACGACGAGGTACTCTTTGTAACTTTAATAAATAAGGTACTTGATCAGTATTATAATTAGGATTAGCAATTTTTTGATATATTGTTGATTGTGCTAAATATGGTACTTCATACCATATATTACCATCACTCGATGTTACATTTAATATTTGAATAATATTAGTATCAGTAATATTAGTAGTAGCAAATTTTTGGTTAGCAGGTATATTAACAGTAGTTGATTTTATTTCAGCTGAAATAGCAGGGATTGATTTTTTAAATAAGTAATAATTAGAATCTACAAATGTTATTTCAGCACTTCCAGTATCTGTAAAGTCTATTTGCTGTGTGGTTAAAAATTTAGTACCTGTAGAAGTTGAAGTTAAAATAGTATTAGTAGGAATAATTAACCCATAAGTATTAAAATTAGGTGTAGTAATACTACCGCTAGTAATAGAAGGAACTAATTGATATATATCTACAGTTGTATTTGAAGCGTACGATGCTTTAGGACGATAACCCATAACATATGACATCGCATATAGGTTTTCTTTTTCCTTAGCATATAATAAAAAATTCTCTTGTGTTTGTGTATCTAAATAAAATGACATTACATCTCCAACATATGCTGCCATTTCTATAAATAAATTTCCAGGTGTTGCTTCTGAAAAGTCATTATATACAGTAGGAAAATATGTTTTAGCATACTGTTGTAAAGATGCTTTAAAATCAGGAAAGCTTTTATTTAAGTATGATATATTTTTATCTTCATTAGTCATTATTACTGGAGTTGTATTGTTACTTGATCGGGAGTATTAGATATATTTAAGACATAATTAACAGATAAATCTATTAAATTATAATCAACATTAGGAGCTATAGCTATTTCTACTACTGTTATTTCAGGTACAAAAATAGATATACTGTTTAGTAAATTAGCTTTTAGATTCTCTATATTAGTTTCAGTAATACCTTCAAATATAAATCTTTTTAAATTACAACCAAAAAGAGGATTCATTACTCGTTCACCTATATCAGTTAGTAATAAATTAACTAAATTAGATTTAATTTGATCTTTTGTTGTATAAGTACTATTAAAAGGTTTATTAAAAGGAAGAGATACTCCAATAGCAATATTTTTTTGTAAATCTAAAGGATTTACTCGTATCGTTTGAGGTATTGACATTTTATCCTAAATTTCTTAATCCTGATAAATCTTGAGCAGTCATGTTAGCTCCAGCATCCGCTATAAAAGCAGCAAATGGATTATCAGATGTTGGGTCAACTTTTAGATGAGATTGAGCTTGAGGAGTTTCATATCCAAACATAGTACTCATTTTACTACGTAAAGCTGTTTTAGCATCTACACTTACAGGTACATCATTACTTGTAAAACTAAATGTTTTACTTTCATTTAATTCTTGTTTTTTCTGTTCTAATAAGAGAACACCAATTTCTTCGCGAACAGCTTCACGAACTGCTTCTTTAATTAATTGTTTAAATATTTTAACATTCATAATTATAAATATTTTATCCTTGTAAGTTTTGTTGATCAATAATTAATTTTAATTGATCTATTAAGTCATTAGGATCTAATGTAAATGAAAATTCACTTTTAAGTACTTCAACTCCATCACGATCAATAGCAACAGCATAACGACGTTTATTACCTTTAACTACAAATTTAGGATTATTTTCTTCTTTTAATTTAAATTTAAATCCTTTATAAGGTGAAAATTCTCCTATACCAACAGGAGCAAAAGTATTGACTAAATCAGTAAATTCTTGATTATCTAAACTATTTAAAGTTTTACCATCTAATTTTAAATTAATTTCTTTTAAACGTTCTCTTATTTCAATTAATTTTAAAATTTCATTTCCTAATAAGTTAGTTACTATAGTTAATACAGCATTTATAGCTGATATTAGTCTCAATATTTTTTGTAATATAGGTTGAAGTTGAACTTTTACAGGTAATAAAGCAGGTATAGGTAAACTTAATATTCTTTCTATTACTGTTAATATTATTGTAATAGTAGTTACTATAGTAGTAATTGTTTTAAGAATTTTTTCTATCGCTTGTAATTTTTTTATATTATCATTTATTAAAGTAATAGCATTATTTCTTAAATTTGTAGCTATTGTAACTGTTGATTGATCTTTAACTTGAGTATCAATATATTCATTTATCTGATCAACTAAAATTTCTAGTTTTTTTCTTTGAGAAATAATAGAAATAAAACTATTTGTTAATTGAAGAGCAATAATTGGAGCTAATGTTTTTGAAGCATTAGACAATACTTGCTTAGCTAAATCTTTTTTAGCTTTATTATCTATATTTATATTTTGTTTTTTTAAAGCTTTAATTTTATTATTTAATTCTTTTTGTTTATCTTTTAATTTTTGAAGAGGATTATCAATTATGTTATCTTTATCTTGTTGTAATTTTTGTTTTTCTATATTAATAGCAGCTAGTTCTGCATTGTATGTAGCTTGAGCAGCAGCAATAATATCATTATACTGTTGTTCAGTTATTTGTTTAGTATTATAATCCTGCTCAGCTTTTTTTATTGTATTGTTTTTATTAACTCCTGCTTGTTCTTCTTTTACAGTTAATTCAAGCTGTTTATCTCCTATTTCTTTTATTTTATCTTGACCACCTATTATTATTTTCTCTTTAGCTTGATTTTTAAGTTGGTCTCCAAATGACTTAATATTGTTAGATTTTGATATATTATTAACAATATCAGGAGATATAATAGGTGATATATTAATAGAGTTACTAGCCATTATATTGTAAATACTTTTGTAGATGTTATTTTATTTAATAAATCACATAATCTATTCATATCATTAATTATTTCTTTTCCAGCAACATTTATTCCAACTATAGGAGAACCTTCAGAAGTACTTACAGCTTTTTGTAAATAAGATCCTAGTGTTGTTAATGTTTGTTGCAGTAAAATAAATACTTCAAGTGTATTATTACCTAATAATACTGGTTGGGGTATATTTTGTGAATCATATTTTCCTAGAAAAATATTATTTGTATTTAAATAAACTCTTTCATCAGCATTTAAATTAATAGTATTTTTAGTATTTAACTCAATATTAGTTTTAGCAAATAGCATTACTTCATCTTTTTTAGAATTTAATACTATTCTATCTCCGTTTAAAATTACTTGAGAATTAGTATAATCAGGTATATTTAAAGGATTTGTTAAATTATTTAAAACTCCTGTTTTATCTGTTTGTAATGGTATTTTTTGAGTTGATGTTAAATAAATAGATGAAGCATCTTTATTTATTTGTTCAACATAATATTGTTTAGTAGGATCATAAGCTAAACCATTAGTTAAAATAGTAATAGAATCAATTTCATTACCAACTTGACTCCATTCATTTGATGGATTAACACCTCTAGTTGTTGTACTAAATCTTAAAGAACTACCTTGTCTTCCTTGAATTATATTATCTCCTTGATAAGATATTAAAAGTCTAGTATTTGGATTTTCAACAAAAGTAAATCCTAAACTAGCATCATCATTTGCTGGTTGGGAATTTTGTTGTTGATTACTCCATAAATTAATTATTTCAGTATAATATTTTCTAGAAGTTGTACTTTGTACCTGAGAAGCAGGAGAAGGACAGTCTTCTAATGTTACTAATTCTCCTAAAAGAGGATAGTAACTGGTTTGAAAACTTAAAGGTTTAGCTAATTTACAATTATCAAGAAAAAAGTCATCTATAGAACCTGTAATATTTTTTGCAGTTTCATAATCAAGATAAAATATAGTACCTACTCCGTTAAAACCACCTGCACGTTCAAATTGTTTTTTAGTAGGTGTATCTTTAGTAGTAACTACCCCATATACTCTTCCTACTTGTGTTTTATTATTTGATCTAAAATTATTTTTTCTACTAACAGCAGATACAATAGGACTTAAATTTTCTTTTATTTTAAAACTCATCTTTCTAATTTATGAGGGTGAGTTTGTTCAAGTAATTTTTGACCTTGCTCTTGTATTTCTTTTTGTTCTTCTAATAACGCGCTAATTTCATCCATATCAATTAACTCAGTTCCATTAGATGCATTAACACTAGCTGCTCTTTGAGCAATAGCCGCCATTTTAATTAATTGTTCATTGTTTTTAACATTAACATCAATTAAATCCTTAACAGTAGGCATAAGCATTACAGCAGAACCAGCATTAGAAGACGCCATAGGTTTTAAAGTATCGATAAACTCTCCAATTTGTTTATCAATATCTTTATTATTCTTATGTATTTGCTTAAATAAATCAGATAGTGATGTATTTCCAAATAAAGTAACGTTATCGAACGACATAAATTGTATTTACCAATAAATATAAATTCTTAAATTTCTATATATCCAGTGTTATAGTACTTATTATATAATTGAATATACACTATTTTAAGTTTTTTTATAATTTTAGTAATTTGAGGAGTAGAAACATCTGTTATTTCACGAATATAGATATAAAGTGCTTTCTTATTAAATATTTCTAAAGATTCACGTTTTCTGAATAATTCAATAATAGCGTCTGCTGTTTGAGCATCTTGTTTTTTAGGGAATAATTTAAATAAATGAGTATCTATATACTTAATATATTGATCTATAAAAACAATTTCATCAAATGCTCTTTCTATATTAGCATCATGCTCATATAACATCATTTGATCATCATCACTTTCGTCTACATCTGCTTTTTCTTGTAGTTTTTTATAATTGTTCTCATTATATACAATAAGATAGCGCTTAGCTATTGTTCCAAAATAACTAAACGCTTTACCCTTAGCTGGATTATATAAGTGTAATTTTTCTAATAGAAACGTAATTACTTCATGTTTTAACTCCTCAATTGTATCAGTATCAGTATAATAAAACTTAAACGTATGAATAATATTTTCAGCTAACTTATAAAAACCGTATTTAATACGTTCATTATAAATTTTATTACGCGAAGCTGTATCTTCAGTAATTAAATACTCAACAATAGCATCTTCGGTATCCTGGGTAAAATAGATACGAGGTTCTTTTGGTTTACGTTTACGTGGTTTTCCTTTCTTTGTTAGTTGTAATTCTTCTTCTAAGAATAAATCAGTTTCTTCGTTTGTATAATACATCTTTTACATTCAAATTATTTTTGGTTTGTCTTGAACTGATTAATAAGACTTTGAATTTCTTTTAAACCTCTAAAGAAAGTTCCTACTTCATCATCAGCTTCAAAAGCACCCATTCTATCTAATTCTTTCAATTGTTGATCTGAGTTTTCAATTACTATTGAAATAGCATCAATATATTGTTGTTGTTCGACGAGTGCTTTTTCTAAAGTATTGTTTCGTCTTACTAATAAGAATATAAGTACGCCTACAACTTCAATAACATGAATCCCAATTACCCAAAGTAATACTTGCCACCAAATCATAATCCAGCAAATTGTTTAGCGAAATCATCGTCCTCGAGTGACACCATTTCACGAGTTTTTTCAATTTGTTCTTTTAACATTTCAACAGATTCTAAAATTTGATCTTGATCGTAACCTCTGTTTACTTGAAATTGTATACGTCCCGCGATTGAGTCTATATGCTCCAATTGCGTTACTACGTTCGCTTTGTATCTCATAAGTATATATTTATCTATAAATATCAACAATCTACGTTTTTCTAATTGTAGTATTGTAGTTAGAAAATACGGAATTTTTCTTGCCGAGCCAAGCTTATTTTGTGAAAAAGTAAAAGAAAAAAAGCTAACTTTGCAGTTAGCTCTTTTAATTTAAAAATATCAAAATTATTTTTTGCGCATTACACCTAAAATTCCAGTATAAACAGAATTCAATTCATCAATGTTTTTGTTTAGCGCATTCATTTTTTCCTTATTCAAATTTACACTTTCTTCTACGCTACTGTCTACATTTACTGTTTTTGTAACTTCAACATTATCTACTGCTGTTGATGGTTTCATATAAAGAATACCATACAAAGCAAAAATAACTGCTTCAGTTAACAATCCAACAGTCAAAAAAATATCAGCTAACGGTTGGTGAGTAATTTTCTGCCACGCACCAATAATAACAATAGCGGCTCCGAATGACGTAACTACATTAAGCAAATTTTCAAACTTTTTCATAGCTTTTTTTTTATTTTAAATATACAAAGTTTACTTTGCCCTTTCTTTAGGATGAAAGTTTACTCCATATTTTACTAAGCCATCCTACTTTTTCTTTTTCGTTTTCTATATTATCTAAATTTACCTTAGATAGCTCTTTTACTTTGTTTGGATTATTTTTTAATTCTAAATAAAGTACTCCTAAACGTTTTTGAATTTTTTTCCTATTTTTATCATTTAAACTTTCATAAAAATCTTTAAAGTCTTTATCGTTTAAAACATCCTTGAAAAAATCAGGAAATGATTTAACAACTAGTTCTTTATTGTTTTCAATATCCTTTAAAATTTCAGGAAATACTCTTTCAAAGAAATGGGTATTTAATTCTAAAGGTTCATTTACATATTTTTTCCATGCATCTTTTGAAGATGATATTTTATCAAGTCTTTTCTCAATACTTCCTACATCTGATTTATATTGACGTGTAACATCAAAATAATGAATTATTTCATGAAATAAAGACTTCCTATCATATTCAGCGCTTATTTTAAACTTAGTTTTAAATATGTTTGTTGTTTTATCCTCAGAAGTTATTTTGGTTTTAAATACGGTTATTTTATTTTGTCTAGGGGCATACTGTGCTCTATCGTTGGGATTACTTGATGGGAGTTCAGTTAATTCAATTTCTAAATCTTTATATTTTAAAATTATTTTATCGTATGGTTTATTATAGAATTTTATTTCTTTAGTATCGCTAGTGTAGTTGTTGATTTTATCATCAATCCATTTCATAATAACATTTGCTTCGGCTGCTTTTTTAACATCATCAGCTATAGCTTCTTTAACTATCTCTAATAAGGATATATTTTCTTTTAATACATTGATTTTTGGTGCTTGACTTAAAACTTTTTTTACTAATTCTAACTGTTCAGGGTCTTCTATAGTTACTTCAAATGCGTTATCAATTAGTATATCTTTAATCTGGGTAGTATCGATGGGGGATTTAAGTTTTTCCATACGATTAAGGAAAGCAGCTTTATCCTCAGATTTTATTTTATATGTCTTCATAATAATAAATATTGAAAGAAGGCAAAATGTTTTTAGTATATTTAAATTATATGGCAATCCAATACGTTAAACCCGAGTATATGAAGTATTATGTACAATTAGATACTAATACTGAATTTAGATATGCAACACATCATACTAGAATTCCATCGTCTGATTTTCCAAGCGGATCGGGATGGGAACAAGTAGTTTATTTAAAAGAAGCAGTACTCGACTCTTCAGGCGGTGTAAGAGCAGTAGAATATGTCTATATATTAGTTAATGAATCGATGCCGGGTATGGTTAAAATAGGTATGACAACAAAAAGTCCACATAAACGAGTAAAAGAAATAAATAAAGCAACGGGCCTCCCAACACCGTGGTTTGTAGTGTGGTATCTTAAATGTTATGCTTCACGTGTTTTGGAAGCTAGAGTACATGATCATTTAAGCCAATATCGTGTAACTAAAAATAGAGAAATGTTTAGAATTGATTCTAGTACGGCTCAACGAGTGATAGAAGAACTGGGTGCTGTATTTTCTAATGTATTAGTGGTGGAGGAAATGGAAAAGAATGAAAATAAAAATTCTAAGTAAATGGGGGATTTATACAAAAAAATCGTATTAAAAGAGATTTTGAGATTTTACAAAAGAATTACAAAAGGGGTTAAAATGGAAATTGCAAATAAAGTATATGTGTATATACTGTCGATGGTGAGAAGTATTTGTGAGTTGAGAATACATCCCCTTTTTTTTATGCCGCCCCCGCCTCGTCGATGGACCTCAATTGGCATGGGAGCAGATCGATGGCAAAACGATAGCGGGCCGATATCAATCGATACCGACCCGCCATCACCAAACTTTTTTTACAACCTACGCCTCTTGAAGTTGCGTCTCAACAATCGCCGCCTCCAATTCTCTAATCAATTGTTCTTTACTTGGCCGGGCGTTTTTCGGATACCCTAAAGCCGTGGCTACTATTCTGTACGTATTTACTTTACTTGACATCTTCATACCTGTCTTAAGTTCAAACTTCAGACCAGTCAGGGCAATTTTGGCTTGGAACAGTGTCATGTGTCTTAATTTTTAATTATTAATGATTAAATTTAAAATGAAGATCCAGACCAACTTATGATCTGGATCTGTATTTTTTTAGAATGGAATATTACTAACTACTACTGTCGGCATTGCTTTTCTAGCCTGAACATATGCCTCATCCATCTCACGACATGCCTTATTAAACGCCTCATCAACTTGGTTATATATTTCCTTAGTGCGGTTAAGCATTCTCAAATTATGCTCACTACCATATAAATTATAATAATTTTCAGCCTCTACAACTGCGTCCATCACACAGTTCTTAAGATGGTTTAATTGTAAGATGTCAAGTTGAAGTGTTACTGTGCTCATAACCTTTATTTTTTATTTTTATTAATGATTAAATATACGTTCGTTGTTTTGCCCCCCACCCACCCACCCATTGATTAGATGGGCTGTACTATATCAGTTACTTCGTTTTTTGAATTAGTAAGTTCGTGGGTGGATTTGTTTGGGTCGAGAAGATGAGGAACTGGATCAACAATTGGATAACCAATATAGACACGACCGTTCAAATTATAAACCCATATTGATTCTTCATTGGCGGACAGGCGAATCATAGTGTTCCTACTTAACATAGCTGCCTTGCTCATAATAACTTCTTTCTTAATCATGTGTCTTAATTTTTAATTGTTAATTAAATTTACATTCATTATTTCGCCCCATCAATGTCTTCCCATTTAACATCATCCTCAGGCTTAGTAAACATGACACAACCAACAACTACAATACCCATTATTATAATAGCTGGGCTCAGTTCAATTACTACTTCGATCAACGCTTTTGTAATCATTATTTTTAATTTTTATTGATTAAATATACGTTCGTTGTTTCGCCACCTATACTGTTTAAGATAACGAATGGGGGCTTTCGCCCCCATCCATTAATTGTTATTTAATTGTTCACGCTTCAGTTACTTCGGCTACCATCATTTTGGGTCGGCCCCTTTTAATCTCAACCCCAGCCGCCAATTTGGCTTCCCGTTCAGCCATTCTTTGTTGTCTTTTACTTTCACCTACTATTGGGCGGCCACGTTTCACTATACCACCATTCAATTGTACCCGATTCATTTTAGCGGCTAGGTCAAGTTGACGCTTACTACCTTCTACTACTGGGCGGCCAGGTTTGCGTTTTTCAGTTACAACCGCTTCGACCAAATTCTCAATTACAACTACTTCAGTTGTTTCGACTACTTGTACTTTCTTCTTACTCATAACCTTAATTTTTAATTTTTAATAATGATTAAATATATAATTATTACTTTGCCTTCCTAACCAAACTAATTATTACATATACATTCAATACCCAAACTAATACAGCTGCGACCGCTTGTGCTTTCATGATAATCGTTTCCATACCTTTCAATTTTATTTTTTACTGGTTAAATTTAGTGAGGGGGTTTTGACCCCCTCATTTATGTTTATTAAACAATACCCAAATCAATTAAGACCACTTCCTCACTATCTATTACTGGATCTCCATTACCATCAATTGAATCTCCTATTCCAATACTTACATCAGATATTTTGTAAGTGAAATCAGTTGGGTCAGTGACTTCAAATAATACTTCCATTTTAGGATCAAATGTACTCAATATGTCCTTTAATTCTTGAACTGTCATAACTATTTATTTTTAATGATTAAATATAATAAATAATTTTGCCTAATTAATATACAACAATTTCATTTACTGTAACTAATTTATAACCAAACATAGTACGAACTGTGATCATATCATTATTTATTTCAATAATGGTACCATACAACTTACATTTGTTATCTTTGATAATGACCTGATCACCAATGTTGTAATTCATAACTTTTAATTTTAATAAATGTAGTAAGGGGGTTTTGACCCCCTTATTTTACATTTAATTATTTTATTTTAATATCTGAGGCTAATTCTAAATTTTCTCTGTCAACATTATCTATAAAACATCCAATCATAAACTCTTCATTATTTTTTAATTTATCTACAAACTCTTTAAATGCCTCTTCATTATCAAAAATGAAGTCGTCTGAGTAAAAATTTACCTCATAAGTAACGGTTTGTGTTAATGTAATCTTTGTCATAACTTTTAATTTTATAAGATAAATGTAGGTGATCTGCTTTGACCACCTACATTTTATATATAATTAATTTACTTGTATCCGCTCAATTATGCATTTTTCAAGATTAATTGTTTTGCCAATTAACCAATTATCATTGGTTTCATTATCAATATAATTAGGTATATTGTAAAATGATTCTTCATACATTAACATTTCATTATTATCCGTAAATTTCACTTGGTAAAGATAACCTACGGCGGGGTGCATTATCCTGGTACGGGTGAGAGATTGAATAATTTTTGTCATGTGATTTTAATTTTTAAATTGTTAATGGTTAAATATAGAAAAAAGACCCAGCCAATTAATAAAGCTGGGTCTTATTTTCTTAGTTATTGTTTTCTTGGGCTTCTTCAGTTTTGGTCTCAAATTCTTCTTTAATACTGTCAAGAAAATCTTCTAATTCAATTCCAACATCATTTGCGATATCATCACTATCAATAGTAACATTGGTGAGTGTAACTGTGTTATTATAATCCATTTCTAACTCATAATCACAATCACTAAAATCAGTATTACTAATTATCTTCCTAACTACTTTCTTAGTTTTGTCAATAATTCGTTCAATCAATTCATCATCCAAAATAGAAGATTTAGGTTCATCAATTTTAGAGATCATTTCAATTACCTGCTCTGTTGAATAGAAACCTGAGGTAACCAGAAGTTGTGTCTTAAGGAAATCGATGGTTTGTTGCTTGTTCATAACTTTAATTTTTAATAATTAATGACTAAATATAAAAAAATTATTTCGCCTATTCCTCTATCTCACTAATATCCTCATCAATCAAAGCGTCCATATATTGTTGAATCCCCATATTAAAAGAACTGTGAGCATCAATCCAATTTTCGAGGTGACCTAAAATATACGCTTCGGCGTGTGATTCATATTCGGTTCCTTTGAGTGCTGTTTGAATAAGTTCAATCGCCTCAGAAAGTTTACATTGTGCATCATCCAATAAATCAATACGTTCATTTGTGTTCATAATCTTTAATTTTTAATTATGATTAAATATATGTATAAAATTTAGCCCATTAGTTGATAAAAATATCAACATCTGGGTAACGTTTCTTGAATTTATCAATGAACTCATCTAGTGGTTCATTTTTGGGAAAATGGATAATAACTGCCTTAACATTATCGCCATAATACCCATCTAACCGTTTATTTATATTATTATATGCGTTGATAAAATAATCATCCCCCACATCCATATACCCTTTAATAGTGCTCACTGAATACATTGCTGTTGTGTGTGAATATTTATCCCTCCCCTTTACCTGTACTCGCTTAACTATTTCCTCATAGGACCATCTGAAGCGTTCCTTGAGAATAGTGTGTGCCATTTGTCTTACAGTCACTACGTTGCGTTTGCGAGTATTCATATGAAAAAACTCTACAGGAATATTAAATTCCTCACAACATTCTTTTATTACATGTTCTAGCTCAATCATAACTTTTAATTTTTTAATGATTAAATGTAGAAAAATTATTTCGCCTTTTTGGAGAAAAAAAAACTAGAATAAAAAAAATTATGTGGAAAAAAAATTGAGTTTTTGGAGAAAAATTAGGTGAGGCGAGAAAAAAAATAGACCTTATCACAACAATCACCTAACTCTACATTAACACCATTCCACATACTATAACAAAGACCTATAAAAAAACACTACATAACACTCCATTGCTTTCCACCCTCCATCTCCAATTTCCACCCTTCACCATAAACAACCCACAATCACCCCTACACAAAATCCCGCGCAAATTCAATTAAATTATCACTTACTTTGTTGTTGTTGTTGTTTCCATTCCTCATAACCAAAATCATAATCATCCGGCCCATAATACACTTCAGCGTTATATTGAGTATTAATTTCATTATATTTTTTCAAACACTCCACACAACCGATTGTTTCTACATTTCCTATCATAGCCCAATTAGTTGATAGTGCTGGAGTACCACATAAATTACCTTCCCCTGATTTATAGATATGAGCTGTATTATTCCATACGTTTCCTTTATTACCGAAAATGCTATAGTTGGGTTTTAGTTCATTTACGTTCATCATAATCTTTGGTTTTTTATTTGTTTTATTTATTAATTAAATATATGGTTATTACTTTGCCCTTTTATCCATAGTATTCCACAATTCTTGTCTGAATTGTTTATTACTTTCTTCTATTGCATCATCAAGTAATGTAATCAATTCATCTAACTCACTCATTTCGATCATGGCGAATACACCTTTTTCTTTTTCCAACTTAACCTTATTAGCCACATAATATAGATTTTGTAGCTGCATATCCGTTAATTCTATTTTCATAACTTTTAATTTTATTTAATCTTGAATTGAATATGTTTCTTTATCTATAGAAACAGACGTAATAGTATTTGTGTTCACTATTCTCCAACATTTATTTTCAGGTTCACCTTGTCTAGCTTTTTGTAAATCATAAACAGGAATCAAACCCTTACTATTAGCATCATACTTTAACCCTTCCCCAGATACTCCTTTTTGGGTGCCTTTAATCGAATTCATTACTCTAATAGTACCATCTTTTTTAATAAATGTCACTGAATAGATAGTACCATTTTTTAAGTTGCGGATTTTTTCTCTGACTTGTTCACGTGTAATTGTCATAACTGTTTATTTTTAATTAATTAAATATATAAATTAATTTTGCCTACTAAATTTCTTCTTGTATCAATACTTCAATTCGTTTTCCACCTAGAGATAATTTAATACTATCATACATCTCCATTGCTTCTCCTAGTGAGTGACAAACAGATCCTGATTTGAATTCATCATCCACTTTAACGTAATAAGTAATTG